CGTCGTAAAACTTTTTAAATTCGCTAAAAAGATGCCACTCTTCATCAACAACACATCCTTCATAGCTAGGCCTGTAACAGACCCCCTCCCCATAACATCTCTTAAGCATCCCATGCCAAACTCTATATGCTCTTATTTTCTTCCCATCCACAAAAACAGGATGCACATCTAACTTTCCAACTCCGAAAATAAGACTTTCATTTGATTTCATGGTTGCGTTTACCTTTCTTTGAAATGAACCTTTGCCGCAATGGAAATCAGCCCGTCGAGGCTCGCCAGCACTAACTGACTTCCTCAAAGGCTCATTTCAAAGGGTGTGGTTCGACGTGGTTAGAGGCGCATTGCGGTGCGCTGAAATAAAAAAACCCGGCGACAGGCCGGGAAGATGAGGGCAAGTTAATGTCGGCTCGTTGGCCGAAGGGTCCCAGGCAGTGGGTTCTGTGTGCGGCGTACCGCAAATAAAAAAGCCCCGCACGATGGCGAGGCTTGGCATTCATTCATGTCACACACAACAACGGCAACATATACGATTTATTCTGCTCATTTGTTCATTGAAAAGCAAGCTCGTTATGAGGATTTTTTGCAATTTTCCTCACATTTTCGCGATTGTTAAACGCATTTTGCAGCGGTTGGTACAAGCAGAACAGTGAGGCATTGATGATTTGCTTCACCTCTCTACGGATTGTCGAGATGCTTGGGTGTTTATACTGATTTCCGCCACGCGTCTTCATCAGGCGAGGCTTACTTACTGCATGCTGCCATGATGCAATTCGGATCTCGCTGGAGTTACAAACGTAGTAGGCGAAGACAACCCGCCAGGCATTTTCATCCACATTCTTCAGATAGTGACGAATGACAGCATCAATGAGCATCCCGTCATCATCACTACATACCGGTCGTGATGCTTGCTGGGGCTCAACGGTAGCCATGAATCTGGCAATCATGTTGATCATCGCTTTATCAATCTTGCCGGTCTGGCACCATGCGCCCCACAACTGGAGCCACTGGTCTACCCATTGATGCTGGTCGTTGGTTAATTCCAGTTTCATTATGCGGCTTCCTTATGTGGCTGATTGGTTTTGGTCTGGCTGTGCTTTGCTACTGGCGGCAGGCTGGCGCGCTTAACGCTTTCTGCCTGGTATTTGACAATCTGGTCACGGGTCATTGCTGAATCCTCAGTGCGGCTTCGAGGTCAACTTGCGGGATTGCCAGAAGCGTCCTTCTCTGCTCGGCGGTGATGTTACGCATCCCCATGAAAACAATTCCTGCCGGAGTCTTTACAGCGGCTACATGCTTTGAGCGATACCAGTTGAGTAAAGTGAGGGTGTTATGGGTGCTCATGCTGCCTCCTGCTGCTTCAGTGCACGAAGGTCTGCTCTGGCCTTGGCGCGGATGCCATCCAGCTCTTCACGGGTGTATCTGTGGGTTTCGTTGTTGGATTCCAGCGCCAGCACGCGTTCTTCGCCGATCAGCTCAACCAGGGCGGCGCGGTACGCCTCGACGTTTCCGGATTTGTGGACGTTGCAGGCGGAGCACTGAATCCAGATATTGTCCAGGTTAAAGCGAAGCTGTGGTGCGGCTGCCGTGGTCCGGTAATGCCCGGCATGCCAGGCAAACGCGGTCTTGGTTCCGCAGGAGATACAGCCGTGCCCGGCGGCCAGCAGCATTTCACGCCGCCAGTCGTTGAAAACTCGCTGAGTCATCTGCACCCAGTGGCGGATTGGCTTCAGCTCATTACGGCGTTCTGCGCGGCGCTGGCGCCCTGCTTTCTCGGCTTCCTTCTGCTCCTTGATGCGCTTAGCCGCGAACTTAACCTTCTCCTTTTCGCGCTCTTCCATCGCGAGGATTGCGCCATGTTCCGGGCAGCACCAGCGGATCCGGATGTCATGGAATTTCGGCACGAAGTATTCACCGCACACTTTGCACTTACGGCGGGATGGTTTACGCATGGTTCCTCCGTGCAGCGAGACGCAGCCATTTCTGATCCACCAGGCGGGCGGTGTACCCCTTCAGTGTCGGGATGTCGGAAGGCTTAACCGCGGGCTTGCGCTGGCGGCGCGCCGGAACACGGAAGATTTCATTGGTGATGACGCGTGCGAGAGGATTAGCCACGTGAAGCCCTCCACTCTTGCGCCCAGGCGATGCGCCTGCTGGACGCCTCGGAGAACTTCACGCCGCGGTCGGTGCCGAACCAGTAAATCGCCTCGATGACGTCGACCATGTAGCGCTTGCTGGATTTGGATGTGCGGACGCCGAAATAAACGCGGCCGCCGTTGATGCCCGGCGCGGATTTCTGCTCCTGGTCCTGAGTCTGATTCACCAGAACGGTGATGAGGTCCTTCCACTCTTCGCGGGTAAGCTTTTCGCCGTGCCAGACAACCTGGTCAGACAGGTCTTTCAGCAGGGGCCACATCAGACGGTTTTGCTTGTCTGTGCGGGTCTCTTCCCTGGCCTCTACTACCATAGGCGCGCGAGGGTTTACCGGCAGTGTGCGGATGAATGCTATGAGGTTGTCTTTAACGGTGTCGTTAACGATGCAGTAGTGCTGCTTCATGCGCCACCTCCTAGAGGTAACGCAGAATGCAGAAAATCGCAGGTGCATTTCTGCATCTGTGACAAGGTGAGGAGTTCAGATTGTGGTCGCATTTAAGTCCCCTTAAATGCGCAGAAGTCACTGACGGGTGTTCAGGCCGTCAGTACAGATAGTATGGACGGTTGATTCAACAAAATCAACGCAAGAGAAAGGCCTCCGAAAAGGCCTGTTTCTTATGCGTCGGATGGGTTAGGCATCCGGCACCTTTAGCGCAGCTTCAGGAACGGTGTCAGCAATCCAACCGGAGCACTTCCTGCACCGAAAAACCGTTACACCATCCTGCGAATAAATAAACTGACCTATCACCTCGGGCTCTACATTCTCATCCGGATAAAACGGCCTCTTCCTGTCGGTGCGTCCGCATGACTTCGGATGGGCGTTTAACTCGATGCTGATTGGCTCGCCGCAGCTGCATGTACCCTGGATGATTTCCATCACTTCTCCTCCTTCTTCGCCAGCTCCCGCATGGCATCGCCATAACGCTCCATGCCTTTGGCAAGCGCCTGAGTAACCTCCTGCTGCGGTGCTGCTGGATACGCGCTACCTTCCTGACCTGGTTCATTGCTTCCGGTGCATGCATTACGGTGGTCATTGGCATGAGGGCAGCGCTTGTTACCGCATTCAGGGCAAACGACGAAGCGCATGTCGGAAATGGTCACCGGGCGGCAGGTGAGGCACCAGCAATCAGGAGCGTTGAGAGCATCGCGCTCTGCAAAGATTTTCTCAGCGTCGATTTCAATGCCGGAGTTGCGAATGGTTTCCACCGCATCGCGCAACTTGTAAGCCGTCGTTACAGGTTTGGCACCCTGAAGCATTGCTGCGCGATAGGCGTTCCAGCCGACAGCTTTTCCGTGTTCAAACGCGCTGTCAAAGTCATCATCCATTTCCATCGCAGCGGGCACAGATACCGGCGCTGGCGGGGCTGTGTAAAGTGGCATTACCTCAATATTGAAGATATCCCCCTCGCTTGGACATGCCTCTGCGCTACCGTAAACCCAAGGGTGAACGACTCCGTTACGCTTGTTGATTAATCTGTGCGCCCACGCCACAGGCTCCGCTTCCATCCCCGCAAGCGCCATGCGTGCCAATGCAGATGCATCACCACACTGGACGTGATCGGTTTCAATGATGTGCTGTAATTGTTCTTTGGTGAATGTCATGGGTTAGTCCTTAATCACATTCTGACGGTTGGAGCGGCAAACCAGCGCCCAGAAATTCATATCGCAAATCAGCGCTACGCGCATTTCCGCTGTCAGGCGATAGCCGAGCTTATTTGACTTGCCAGCCGAACGCTTACGCTGACGCAGCACTTTCCGCGTGTGCGCCGCCTGCACTTCCTGCTGCCGATGCCTTGAGGCGTAAACGCCCTTTGCCGGTATTTTCCTCGCCTGCTGCTGGTAGGCGGTTAACAGGTCATGTACATCTGATGATTTAGCCATTCTTCTGCTCTCCTTCGATAACCTGGATGCCAGCAGTACGCGCATAGACAATTACGCCATCATCAGGACGCTTGCGCGGTAAATAGATTTCAGGGCGAGGCCAAAGTGCAATAAAGCGTGACTCTCTATTTTCCAGCCGGTGATACGCGGCCTGGCTCATCACGCCCACCGGACGAAGTGAAGACTCCATGCGCTCCAGCTCGGCGATGCGCTGACTTCTGGCATCAGCCATCTTTATTGCCATGTCTTTGTCTTGCTGCGCCTTCTCCAGCGCCTCTACCAGAGAGAGAATATTTTCGGGGCAGCACGCCGCGACGTGTTGCATGATGGCGCGAGACTTATTAACCCCGCCCACCGGTCTATTCAGGCAGAATATTGCACTCTTCCCTCCAATATTGACCGCTCCGATGCCTAGTAGTGTTAAATCGGAAGTGTCGATAAAATCCCATTCTTTTTCGCTTACATTATCTGCTGCCGCTTTCATCCGCTGCGCCAGTGCGGTGATATCGTTCATTGGGCCTCCTTGCGGAACATCATGATTGTCAGATCGCCTTTGGTGGAGATTTTTACCGTTT